TATGCGTCTGATGAAGGACTTTCGTCCGGAGAACGCCTTGTGTGGTATGCGCTGATGCACATCATCAACGGACGCGCACAAGGGAGCATCTGGCCGGAGGGGTTCATCCGCATTGCGAATGACCGGCTTCTCGCGCTCTGCCCCATGCAGCTGGGCGCCGTCATCATGGCGCGGAACAGCCTAAAGCAGCGCGGTTTAATTGACTTCATCCCCGGCAGCAGGAACAAACGCGCCCCCGCCTACAAAATCAATTTCTTCTCCCCTGAATTTCCGCCCGATTCCCCCGGCAAAGCGGGGAAAATGCAAAGTTACTGCGAAAATCGAAGTAACTACAATAATAACATGGGGAGTAACTACGATAATAACATAGGGGGTAACAACGGTAACATAGTACCAAACTATACGGAAAGAGAATACCAAACAGGGAAAACGGGTTACCCAGAAGAAGAGGATGAGGAATACACCGAAGCGGAACGCGCGTGTACGGGCGGGCGCGCGCGCGATAAGCAAATTGCCGCCATTTGGCGGTCTGATTTCGGTGCGCTGCCCGCCCCGGCGCAGGTGCAGCGGCTCTCCACCGCGGCGGATGTGCTGCAAATGCCGCTGACAGTGCTGCGTGAAGCCGTCCGGTGCGCCGCCACGACGGGCGCGAAGTCCCCGATGGCGTATGTGCTGACGCTCCTGCAAGACTGGCACTATGCGGGCGTTCGGACGGCGGATGAGGTGGGCGAATACGCCTATCTGCGCGACGTGGTGGAGGGCAGACAGCCCGGCGACCGCGAAAAAGCACAGCAGGCGCTGGCACAGATGCGCCGCCGCCATCAGCGCCTGCCGGAGGACAGCGAGGAAGGGGCGGACGGCTGATGCAAGCAAGCGACATGACAACGGAGCAGCTGATTCGCTACTTCCGGTGCATGGGCAGTGCGAACGCGGTCTGCCGCGAGCATCAACGCTGCCCGGATTGCCCGTATTACGTTCCGCAGAGCTACAACGTGCGCTTCCGTGACGCGGCGATGGAAATCGCCAATCGGCTGGAAGCAGCACTGAACCGTGGAGGACAAGCAACATGAGCAACCAATCCCCCTGCACCGACCCGCTCTACCCCTGCACGGCGCTGACGCTGGCGGAAAAATCCTACGCGCTGGACGGTCTGACTTGGCTTCGCAAGCACATGCTGGCGGTGAATTTCCGCGAGCTGGAGGCGGTGGACGCGGCGATCTGCGCCCTGCGCAAGGCGGCGACGGCGGATGACTGCCGGGTGCGCAAAATTCCTGTGTACGGCATGGGACAAGCGAAGGACGCGGCGTATTCCCAGCGCGGCGATGACTATCTGCTCGAAGCCCAGCGCATCGTGGACGACCATCCGCCGGATGCGTCGGATATGCCGGAGAATCCGCCGGAGACGGTGGAGGATGCCCCGAATCCGCCGAAAGTGCCGCCGAAAAAGCGAAACGGCGGCTGGCGGTGCTGACGGATCAGCCGGGAGGGCGGACTATGCGGGCGAAAGAATACTTGTCGCAGGTGCGCATCATCGACGAGCGAATCACCTGCAAGCTGGCGGACGCGGCGCTATTGCAGGACATGGTGACACGCATCACGCCGATTCTGCGGGAAGACGGCGCATCCGGGTGCGGCGGCGCTCCAGACCGTCTGGCGGATGCGGTGGCGAAAATTGTTGACCTGAAAGCCGAAATCAACCGGGACATTGACCGTCTGGTGGACAAGAAGCGCGAAATCGCGGCGAAGCTGGAAAAAGTCAGCGACCGCCGCTATTACACGGTGCTTTCCCGGCGGTATCTGCTGTTTGAGACGTTCGAGAAAATCTCCTGCGAAATGAACTACTCGTGGCGGCGCGTCTGCTCCCTGCACGGGCAGGCGCTGGAGGCGTTTCAAAAGGTGCTGGACGCGGAAAAAGACGCTTGATGCGGCGTGGAGGTGAGAAAAATGGCGATAATCGGCGTGCTGTGTCTGCTGGCAGCGGTGGTCTGCGCGGCTTGCACGATGGTATTTCAATCCACGCTCCCCACACGGGGAGCGACTATGGGTATACGACATTGGTAACAGTGTGCGATATTTTTCAATCCCCCCACGCGGGGAGCGACCCGCGCTTACGCGTTTTCTTCCGTAGCCTTGCCGGAATCCGCGTGTTCTTCCAACTTGAGGGGAACTTTTCGCCCGGTGGAGGCTCACGGCACGAGCAAATCCACCGGGATTCCCAGCGCGGCGGCAACGGTGCGCATCCGCTCCAGCGGCACGGACTGCTTGCCGTACTCCCACAGCTGCACGACGCGTTCAGCGCTTGCGCCGGTGTAGCCGCACATTTCGCCAAGGGCTCGCTGGGTCAGACCGCGCTCCTTGCGCTTGCTCTTGATGAGGGCGGGGATGCTTTCGACAGGGGGATTCGACGGGGTATAGCACATGATGATGACACTCCTTTCATGTACTATTGTGCCGCAATAAACATATTGTGTCAAGAGACGAAACGAAGATTTTCACGATTTTTCGCTCAATCTGCATGAAATGAAACCGTGAACGCTTGTCGCTTGCTTGACTTCCTGCCCTGCATATGTTACAATCAGGAGGTGAAGTATGTAAATGCTCGCTGTCGCTCTCTTCGCGGAGAGTGTGGATTGAAATGAGCCGTTCGGCTTGTGCGCTTTTCTTTTAGTCGCTCCCTGCGTGGGAGCGTGGGTTGAAATAGGATAACCAGCAGAACCGTCGCTGCAAGTTCCAGCTTGCGGCGATTTTTCTTTCGCTTCTTGCTCATCCCGTTCACCTCCTTTCCTCTTCTATTATATCACAATAAGTTCATTGCGCCAATAAGCAAATCAAAGAAATTTTGCAATTTTTCATCACTTTTTCAGAAGCTCGCGCCCTGCTTTCCGAGCCGCTCACGGCATCACATCATAAAATATCATAGTATTTCATACCCCGTATTTCATACCCCACTCATGCTATACTGCACATGGAAACCTCCAATCACCTCACCCGACGGACGTGCCAGTCTCCGCCGGGTATTTTTGTGCCCCGAATTCGCTGTGCCCCGAATTCGCTGTGCCCCGCGTGTGGAGGCGCAATTCCTCATTCCGCATTCCAGAAAGGATGGTGGACTTGGCTGGACTGACCGAGAAACAGCGCCGCTTCTGCGACGAGTACCTGATTGACCTGAACGCGGCGCAAGCCGCCATCCGCGCCGGATATTCCACGAAAACAGCGGCGACGATTGCGGCAGAAAACCTCACAAAACCTAAGGTGACTGAAAACATCAAAAAGCGCATGGACGAAAAGGAAGATGCGCTGATTGCCAAGCAGGACGAAGTGCTGAAATACCTGACGGCGGTGATGCGCCGGGAGATGAAGGAGTCTGTCGTCGTGACGTGCATGGAGGAGAAGACGGAAGTCATCCCCGGCGAGGGCGGCAGCAAGCCCACCCGGCGCACGACGAAGAAGGAAGAACCGAAGGTCGTCGAGATTCCTGCACGGCTGTGCGACGCGAACAAGGCGGCGGAGCTGCTGGGCAAGCGCTACGGGCTGTTCACGGACAGGGTGGATGTGTCGGGCAGCCTGCCGGTGATTTTGGCGGGAGAGGATGCGCTTGACGACTAATCAGCCGCGAATCTACCTGCCGGATGTCGTCGGGCGCGGCTACGGCGCGTTCTGGCGCTTCACGGGGCGCTACCGCGTGTGCAAAGGCAGCCGCGCAAGCAAGAAAAGCACCACGACGGCGCTGAATTTCATCTACCGCATGATGAAGTACCCCGGCGCAAACCTGCTGGTCATCCGCAAAACGTACCGCACCTTGCGCGACAGCTGCTTCACACAGCTTCTCTGGGCGATTCACCGCCTGCAAGTGGAGGCGTTCTGGAGCTGGAAGGAAAGCCCGCTGGAAATCACCTACAAGCCAACGGGGCAGAAAATCTACTTTCGCGGCATGGATGATCCATTGAAATTGACCTCCATCACCGCGCAGAGCGGCGTGCTGTGCTGGGTGTGGATTGAAGAAGCCTACGAAATCATGAACGAGAGCGACTTCAACACGCTGGATGAATCCATCCGCGGCGAATGCGCGCCGCCGCTGTTCAAGCAAATCACGCTGACGTTCAACCCGTGGAATCAGAAGCACTGGCTGAAAGCACGCTTTTTTGACGTGCAAGACCCGGACATCCTCGCCATCACAACGAACTACCAGTGCAACGAGTGGCTGGACAAGCAGGATTTACGCCTATTTGAGCGGATGAAAGCGACGAACCCGCGCCGCTACGCCGTGGCTGGCTTAGGGAACGGGGGCATTGTGGACGGGCTCATCTACGAGAACTGGAAGGAAGCGCCGTTCGACCCGGCGGAAATCAGCCGGACGGGCAAGCTGGAATCCGTGTTCGGCTTGGACTTCGGCTTCACCAACGACCCGACGGCGCTCTTCTGCGGATTGCTGGACATTCCGGCGCGCCGCCTGTACGTCTTTGACGAGCTGTACGAACGTGGGCTGACGAACGACATGATTGCCAAGCGCGTGACGGCGATGGGCTACGGCAAAGTGAACATCACCGCCGACGGTGCAGAGCCGAAATCCATTGCCGAACTGCGCGGCATGGGCTTGCGCGTGCACAGCGCGGCGAAAGGCGCGGACAGCATCCGCAGCGGCATCCAGTGGATTCAGAACCTCGAAATCATCATCCACCCGCGCTGCATAAACTTCCTGACCGAAATCAGCAATTACACCTGGGCGAAAGACAAGTTCGGCAAGATGCTCGATAGCCCGATTGACGACTTCAACCACCTGATGGACGCGATGCGGTATGGGCTGGAAAAGTTCATTGTGGGGAAGAAGTGGACGTATTGACGGAGGACGTATGCGCAAGAGCGAGAAGGAAGCCCTGCAAGCCATGCTGGATGATGAGCAGGAGACCATCAAGGCACTGGAAAAGGCGTACCAGCGGGCGCTCCGGCGCATCGACAACCACATTCGCATCCTCGAAAGCGACGAAATGACGCAATCGAAAATCTACCAAAAGCGCTATCAGGAGGCGATGAAAGCCCAAATCAACGCCGCGCTGGACGAACTGCACAAGAAAAGCAATCAGACCATCGAAGAATACCTGACGCGCAGCTATCAGCATGGCTACGTCGGCACAATGTACAGCCTGCACAAGCAGGGAATGCCGATTCTCGCCCCCATTGACCAGCGTGCCGTCACCCGCGCCGTCCGCACGGACAGCAAGCTCAGCGGGCGGCTGTACGGTGAACTCGGCGTGGATATGCAGAAGCTGAAAAAGACGATTCGCCGGGAGATTTCCATCGGCATCTCCATCGGCAGCGACTATAACATGATTGCACGTCAGGTGCAGATTTCGTCCGGCATTCCGCTCAAACGCGCGAAGACGATTGTCCGCACCGAAGGACACCGCATTCAGCAGCAATCCGCTGATGACGCGCGCAACGCCGCCAAGAGTCAAGGCTGCCAAGTGGTCAAGCAGTGGGATGCCGTGCTGGACGGCAACACGCGCACGGATCACCGCGTACTGGACGGGCAGATTCGCGAAGTCGGCGAACCGTTCGAGATAGACGGCAAAAAGGCGCAGTACCCCGGCGCATTCGGGCGACCGGAAGAGGACTGCAACTGCCGGTGCGTGGCGCTGACAAGGGCGAAGTGGGCGCTGAATGCGGACGAGTTGCAGAACATGAAGGACAGGGCGCAGTTCTTCGGGCTGGACAAGGCGGAGGGGTTCAGGGAGTTTGAGGAGAAGTATCTGAATGCCGCCGAGGAAAGTGAAAAAGTATTCTACAATCAGGAACGAATAACGAAAAGCCGCGCGTTCGCGGTGGATTCCAAGGTACTTGAAAGCCGAGAATACGCGGACAAATTCGACCTGATGGCGAACAGCCCGCAAGAGCGGCGCGAGTTTCTGAAAGCCGCCAAGGAACTGCTGCAGCATCGTTCCGGGCAGAACGGCGAGGACTTGTACCTGTATAACCGCGATAGGCAGACGTGGGTGAAGTCCGTCACAGGCAGCAAGCCGGGAACGCCGGAGTACACGGAGGAAATCTTCAACGCCATTAAAAAGGCGAAGGAGAAAGGCGAGCAAGTGGTAGCGTTCCACAACCACCCCGGCAGTATGCCGCCGAGCGCGGCAGACATCAACGCTGCATTGCAAAATGGGTATTCGGCGGGCTATGTGCTGTGTCATGATGGGACGATTTACAAGTACAGCGCACCCAAAACGAAAATCATTGATGCAATTTATAACAAGCGTGTTGACAGCTTCAAAAAAACAGGTTACAATGAAGGTGATGCACAACGTAAGGCACTGGAATATCTGTCGGAGTTGTACGATTTTTCTTTCAGGGAGGTGAAGTAACGTGGCAAAACGAGTAGTTTACCGCGAAAATGACAACATTGACTACGAAGAACGCGCAAAGTATGCCGCTATGTCACGCGAAGATCTGGACAAGCTGCTGAAAGAAGATGACGTGATGATTCTCCGTCAGCTTGAAGAAGCTGCCGCACCACTTCCTGAAAAGCCGGAAATGAAGGTGCGCTGCGTAAATGACACAGACCACATCTATCTGAAAAACGGCAAGGTATATAGCGCATACCATTCGGTGACGGGACTTTTCCGCGTGACGGATGACAGCGGCGAAACGTTCCTGTACTCTCCGGAGGACTTTGAAATCGTGGAAGAATATTAAGCACCCTGCCCCCCGCAAGGTGCTTTTTTGATACGTTGAAAGGAGTGCGTAAACGTGACCATGACCAGAGAGGAGCGAATCCAGCAAATCAGGGACTGCGGGCAGACCATCACCGAAAAGGCAGAAAGCATCTACAGCGATTATGCCTGCCCGACGAACTTGCAGGTGGTCATTACCATGAAGGCGAATGAGCTGCCAAACATCACCGTGAATCGGGAGGTTTTCAGCGACATCATGGTGGAACATTGCGTGTGAATTGCGTGCAATTGCAACTTGCCGTCAACTTGCAAACGCTTGATTTTCCTGCATTTGCTGGATTTGGGGTCGGCAAAATTGCAACTTAACTTAGGACAAACTTGGGACAAACATCATCTTGCGAAAAGCAGCCGCACACCTCGTGCAGGCTGTTTTTTCATACAATAATTCCGAAAAGGAGTGGTATCATGGACATCTCTACCATGGGAACGGTGCTGGCGATTGTTGTCATCACCTACCTGATCGGGCTGCTCTGCAAGACCATCAGCGCCATCAAGGACGAGCTGATTCCCGTCATTGTGGGCGCAGTCGGCGGTCTGTTGGGCATCGTCGGCATGTACGTCATTCCGGATTTCCCGGCGCATGACGTGCTGAATGCGGTGGCGGTCGGCATTGTGTCTGGGCTGGCTTCTACGGGCGTGAATCAGGTATACAAGCAGCTCGTCACCAAGGGTGACGCTGACGTTGACCCCGGCGGTGATTACTGATGGCGAAGACGGTCAACGTCCTTGACGTGCTTGCCCTTTTCCGGCAGGCATACGCGGAAAAGTGGGGGTACATCTGGGGCGGCACGGGGCAGATTCACACACAGAAGGCGCAGGACAATGCCACCCGCGCACAGACGAAACAGTACGGTCAGAAGTGGGTCGGACGCCGCGTCGCAGACTGCTCCGGGCTGTTTTGGTGGGCGTATAAGCAGCTGGGCGGGTATATGTACCACGGCAGCAACACCATGTGGAATAAGTACGCCGCCGCCAAGGGGTCATTGCAGGGCGGCAAGCGCACCGACGGTCAGCCGCTCAAGCCCGGCACGGCGGTGTTCCTCACCAAGGGCAGCGACCGCCACCACGTCGGGCTGTACGTCGGCGATGGCAAGGTCATCGAGGCAATGGTACGCTGACCAGCTACGTCAAGACGACCGACAAGAACACGCAGGAGATTACGATCGTCAAGCAGACGATGAACGGCATGAGCGGCACGCTGGGGACGAAAGTCAGCAAAGACGACGTGGTGTCGGTCATCAATCAGACGGCGGGCGCGGTCAAAATCAGCGCGAACTGCATTGATTTGGAGGGGTATGTGACGGCGAGCGAGTTTGAAACTGTTGCAGCGTATACGCAGGTATTCAAAGGCGGCGAAATCAGCGGTTTAACGATGGAAGCCGTGGAAGGTACGTTTTCGCATATTCTTGCGGACGATGGACGTATCCCTATGCTTACTGTGAGTAACGCTGGCGGTTTCGGCATCAACGTCGAACAGATGGGTCTGACCGTGTACGATAGCGGCTATCACACGTTTATCGTCACGAAAAACGGGGACGACTACACTTTCTACCTCGATAACTGCAAGATTTACGGCAACAAACTCACTTATCCGCAGGCAGAGACGGGAGAAAAAACGCTCTACATCGGCGGCTAGGAAAGCGGTTGGGGCATGGTAAGCGGGACGATTATGGACATCCGAATTTACAACAAGTGCATTGATGCTGATGCCGTCAGTGAACTGAATGACATTTTCGCCGCATCATAAAAACATGGGGGGACACGCATGAACCTTGACACCATCATCGCCGCCGCGATTTCCCTGCTGGGCACGCTGGCAGGCAGCTACTTCGCCAACAGCAAGACAATCGCCCTGCTGTCCTACCGCTTGGAGCAGCTGGAGCGCAAGGTGGAGAAGCACAACGCCGTCGTCGAGCGGACGTTCCAGTTGGAGAACAACGTGCAGACCGCGTTCAGCCGGATTGACGAGATCCGGGAAACGCTGCACGAGCATCAGGAGGCGTGAAAAAAGCCGGGATGGCGGCGGAGGGTGAAATCCTCTGCGGCTGTCCCGGCTCTTTTTCTGTGAATCACATCAATTCATACGAGGAAAGCGGCTGCTCGAACAGACCGCACATCGGCGAAGCTGGTCGAAACTGCCGCGCCGCCGCGCAGCCACTCAAAAACGAAATTGGCTTCCAAGGTCAAGGGTTGATTGCCCCGGTTGTATCTGAGGGCGTAGTCGCGCTTTTCGGGCGTATCCGCGAAGGAAAAGCTGAATGCACGCCGTCCTTTTCCAGCTGATAGGGGAGAATTGCCTGACCGAGTTTCAAATCGCCGCACAGTCCAGCGAAGGACATGTCCCGCGCATGGGCGCGAAGCCAGTCGGCGGTTTCTTCCTGTTTCAGATGCTCCGGCGTCTGGGCGGCATCCATACGCCCACGGTGTTGACCGTGTTCACGATGACTTGCGCGGGACTGCTGAAAATGTTCCCCTCGATGTATGTTACCATTTTCTTCGCTCCTTCTGATGAAAGTCAGCACAGCCCTGCGCGCCGCTGTCTTGATGATACCATACGCGGCGGGGAATCGCAAGCATTTGCGGAAATTCCGCTGATTTTTTTGCTGTCGTGTATACGTCATCCACTCTGCGCACACTTCCAGCCCCTTCACCTGACTACCATTCTGACTACCGCCCTCGCCCAATTTCGGTAGTCAGCCCCATTCTAATGGCAAAAATCCGTCTGTTTTCATCATCAAAAATCCAATCAAAAATCCCCGGAAGCCTTGCACTTCCGGGGATTTTTCTCCTGTACGCCCGGCAGGAGTCGAACCTGTGACCTTCAGAGTCGGAGTCTGACGCTCTATCCAACTGAGCTACGGGCGCTCATCAGCCTAATTATTTTACCACAGCAGGGGGGGATTGTCAAGTGGAAATGCGGAAAAATCGCCTGTCGAAAAATATCCGCCACATTTTCTGCGCGTTTGGGGGATTTTTTAAAGAAATGCTGCTTGCCCTCTTTTCAAACGGGCAAAAGAATGTTACAATAATACAAGAGCAGAAGATGCTCAAATCACGAGAGGAGAATGAATCCATGAAGAAGCTCGTTTCTCTCATCCTGGCGCTGGCGATGGTGCTGTGCGTGGTTTCCTTCGCGTCTGCGGATGAAACCTACCGCGTGGCGATGATTACCGACTCCGGCGACATCACCGACCAGTCCTTCAACCAGACGACCTACGAGGCCTGCAAGGCGTTCTGTGAGGCCAACGGCGTCGACTTCAACTACTTCAAGCCCACCGGTGACTCCGACGCGGAGCGCATCGCGCAGGTCGAAGCGGCCATCGACGAAGGCTACAACGTCATCGTCATGCCCGGCTACCTGTTCGCGGCGGCGATTGGCGAGTGCCAGCCGACGTACCCGGACGTGAAGTTCATCGCGCTGGACGTGAGCGAGTATGACCTCACCTCCAACGGCGTTGACCTGAGCAAGGCGTCCAACCTGTTCTCTGCTGTGTATCAGGAAGAACTTTCCGGCTACATGGCGGGCTATGCGGCAGTGAAGATGGGCTACAAGAAGCTCGGCTTCCTCGGCGGCATGGAGGTTCCGGCGGTGCAGCGCTTCGGCTACGGCTTCGTGCAGGGCGCGAATGACGCGGCGGTGGAACTGGGCATCGCGGCGGACGTCTCCTGCGAGTACGTCTACGGCGGCAAGTTCATGGGCGATGCTGACATCACGGCGTACATGGACAACTGGTACGCCACCAAGGGCGTGGAAGTTGTGTTCGCTTGCGGCGGCGGCATCTACACCTCTGCGGCGGAAGCGGCTGCGAAGGTCGGCGGC